CAGACCTCCTGGTTACAAACACATCAAGAATATAAAGAAATCTATTATAGAAAAAGTTAAAAAAACTTTAGAAAAAGGAGAAGTGGATATTATATGAGTGACAAAATAATCTTAGCGGATGAGCAAAAGAAGGCTATAATCTCAGAGTGGAACTCTCGGCCCGATAATCCCCCATCCCTTTTGGAATTAATAAATATAACCTTCCCTGATAAAAACGTAGATGGCAGAAGCAAAGAGGGAAAAGCGGTCAAAGCCTTTCTCGCCACTCAAAGCATCAAAGCTAGAGCCGCGCAAGAATATCAAGCTAAAGAAATAGAATTAACCGCAGATCATAAAGAGTTTATAGATAATAACTATAAGCTGATGACCTTTGTTGAAATAGCTAGGGTAATTTTCGCAAATGAAAAAATAAGTAACTTAAATAAAGAAGCTAAAGTCGTAGAGACTTATATAAAGCAGATAGACCCCTCTCACGATTCTTCGAACGAAATTAACGTTACTCACGACGAATATAAGCCACCTTCCACATTCAGTTTGGCCTTAGCAAAAATTAATAAATATATATTCGATAAATGGGATAAAGATAAGCTCATCGCCAAGCAGAAAAAGAACATAGATTCCTTATTGGGATACATGAATACTTATAGATTTATCCATCAAATCAATGGTTACTCTTCCGCGCAAGTAAGAGATTTATTTGAATCGAGCTTTGTGAGATATACCTGCGATAAAAATGATTTAACTCAAGAAGAAGTAGACCAATACATAGTACTATCTTCCGAGGTAGTTATCGCCTCTAATATTCAGCACCGAGTAGAACATTTGCAAAACTTACTAGACGATGCAGCTAATGACTCGGACGGGAGAAGGATAGCCATGTCCCTCGTGGAAGCTATTAATACGGCTCAAAACGAGTATCACCAATCTGTAAATAGACAACAAAAACTCTTAGAAAGCTTAAAAGAGAAAAGAAGTGATAGATTAAAAAATCAGCTAAAAGAAAACGCCAGCATACTAAACTTAGTAGAGATATGGAAGTCGGAAGAATCACGACACAAAATGATCAAACTTGCCAATCTCCGCAAAGAGGCGGTAGAAGACGAAATTGAGAAATTAACGTCGATGGAGGAAATTAAAGCGAGGATAATGGGAATATCCGAAGACGAAGTTCTAAATTAAGATGATTTTAAAGAAACCAAAATTGCTGCTTGTCCACATACCCAGAACAGGCGGTTCAAGTGTAGAAAATTTTTTTAATTTTCAGTCTTCTAATCGAATAGGCACAAGAGAGTATCGATATTCCACCCTAGAAGAATCCAAAAAGTATTGCAAAATTGAAAATTATTTTAAATTTTCCATAGTAAGAAACCCGTGGAGTAGGTTATTGTCATGGTTTTTGTGGTCTTACGCAGAAGTAATTTATTATCAATATATTTTCGAAAGAGGCGAGCGCCCGCTAGAAGGTAAAAGCGGGCGAACGCGAGCTTGGGCCAAGGGGCGTAAATTATTAAATGATAAAAAAAATGGGTTTATTAATCAAAAGCTTTTTTTGAAATTCAAGACATCCTTCTCTAGCTTTATAGAGAGACTAGAGAGTGAGTCAGATTTAAGCGCAGACCCAAAGTATGATGATATAGGGGCTCTAGAAAACCGTTTGCACGGAAGATGGATAATGCCTCAAGTAAGGTGGCTGGAATCAAACAGTAAAATAAAAATGGATTATATTTGCAAATTTGAAAATTTAAAAACTGATTTTAACATTATATTAAGAAAGCATGAGATAAAGCCAAAGCCCCTTGAGCGGACGGGGAAAATTCGCCACAAGCCTAACTATAGGAAATTTTACACTAAAAAGAATCAAGAGATAGTGAGTAAGCTTTACAAGGAAGACATTAAAAAATTTAAATATGACTTTTAAGTGCAAAGCGTGTGATCAAGAGTTCGAGACAGAGAGAAAGCTCCATTCTCATCTGAAAAAACATGACCTCAGAGTAGCTGCATATTACCAGCAGTACTACCCGCGCTATGATCTATATGATGGAAAAATAATTAAATTTAAATCTAAAGAATACTACCTTAATACAGAGTTTAACAATAAATCCAATAGACTAAAGTGGCTAGACAAATTACCTCTAAATGAAGCAAAAAAATATTTAAAGAAAATATTACGAGATAGGAAAGAAAAGAAAGCCTTAACTTATTCGCCTTGTCAAGTCGAGCTGAGAAGCTTGGCTCTCCCCTCTATAATATCATTCGAAAAGAAATTCCCAGATTACTACAAACTCTGTAAGTCCTTGGGTTTTAAGAATAAATATCAATCACCACAGAGCATAATAACTGCGAACTCCCAAAAAGATTGCAAAATTTACGTAGACACTCGGGAGCAATTACCCTTAAAGTTTAACCTGCCCACCGAAGTCAAAGGTTTAAAGTTCGGAGATTATGCGCTAAGTGAAAAATCATTAACATGCAATTGCTACATAGAAAGGAAAACCTTGGCGGATTTTATTTCTACTATCAGTGTATTAAACTATGATAGATTTTGTCGCGAGATTGAGAGAGCGGCAGAAAATGATGCCAATCTAATCATAGTTATTGAAGATAGCCTTACGCACGCCCTTTCTTTTCCATTTCTACCTTATATTTCGAAGAAGATAAAAGTAACTCCCGAGTTCATATTTCATAAAGTCAGAGACATGATTCAAAAGTATGATCATATACAATTTTTATTCGTGAATGGCAGAAAAGAATCAGTAAGAGTTATTGAAAAAATATTTTTTTCTAAGTGCATTTATAAAAAAATTGACTTACAATTGAGCTACGACAAGAAAGTCCTTTGAGGATCAGACAGAGATGTGGTATTGCCCAGACAAATACAAGAAAGAAATTCCCGACGCCAACGCGGAGCTTATGAAGCTAAAGGGAGTCTTAGAAGATAAAGAGGCGAGGATTTCTTTAGCTAAATTTTTGTCCTCGAATCTGGGGATTACTACAGAATTAATCTCAGGAATCAAGCTTGCCCCCTATCAGGAAGTTACCCTGAAGGGGATGATGAATAGAAATTTTTCGATGTGTGTCTGGGGACGCGGCTGCGGTAAGACTTTCATCGCTTCAGTATTCTGCTTCTTGCAATGTATCTTTAATCCTGGAACCAAAATCCTTATTGCTGGCCCAACTTTCCGTACAGCAAGATTCATTTTTACAAATTTAGAAAAGCTCGTTCGCTCCAAAGGGGCAGAATTACTGCAACAAGCTTTCTCGACAAAACCATCTAAGAGAAACGATCAATTCGAATGGTCTATTAACGGTGGAACCATTACGGCGATTCCACTTAATGGCGAGAAAATTCGTGGCTTTAGGGCAAATATCTTAGTGCTTGACGAATTTCTCTTATTGCCAGAAGAACTGATTAATACTGTGCTCATGCCTTTTCTCGTTGCCCCGCAAGACATGAAAGAGAGGCTGGAGATTAGAGCTATAGAAGACGATCTAATTAAAAAAGATAAAATGCAAGAAGAAGATAGGATGGTGTTTCAAAATAATTCTAAGATGATAGCGTTGTCTTCTGCCTCCTATACTTTCGAAAATCTATATAAAACCTACAGGGAATGGACTAACAAAATTTATTCCGAGGAGATAAGTGATGCCAATTATTTCATTTCGCAGATGGGGTACGAAGCTTTGCCCAAGGAAATGATAGATGAGACAGTGATAGAAGAAGCTCAAGATGGGGGAGCGTCCCATTCTTCTTTCTTGAGGGAATATTGCGCTCAATTTACTGATGGGTCAGATTCTTATTTTAGCGCCAAAAAAATGCACTTATGCACTATACCAGATGGAGAAAACCCAACGACCTTGATAAGGGGGAAGAGCGGAGCGCAATATATCTTGGGGATTGACCCCTCTTTCTCCAATAGCCCAAGCTCCGACTTTTTTGCGATGTCTTTACTGGAGGTTAGCGAGGATACTGGGGACGGGACCTTAGTCCATAGTTATGCGGTAGCGGGAGGAGATTTAAAGCAGCATATAAATTACTTATATTATCTTTACACTAATTTCAATATTGAATTAATTGTTATAGATAACGCTGGGTATCAATTCTTAGATAGTTGCAATGAATCTGAGAATTTTGTTAATGCGGGCATAAATTTAAAGTTCCTAGATTTCGAGGCCGCTAAAGAGGGCGAAGACTATAACAAGGAGATTAGACGCCTAAAAAGAGATTTAAATAAGTCGGACCATAGAATTTGCTTTAAGCAAAACTTTACTAGCGATTTTTTAAGGAAAGCTAATGAACAGCTCCAAGCCGCCATTGACCATAAAAAACTATGGTTTGCCTCCAGAACAACGGCGAATGGTTCTGTATTCGACAAGCAGTCTAATTATAATATAAATTTAAAATTAGTAGAAGAAAACAATATAGGCGAATTTATTGAGACTCAAGACACCTTGGTATATTCCACGAAAAAACAATGTGCTTTGGTGGAAGTGAAAACTACAGCCAAGGGGACTCAAACATTCGACTTGCCGCAGCACTTGAAAAGAAGCACCTCTCCTCATCGAGCCAGAAAAGATAATTACACTACTTTAATGCTGGCTAATTGGGGGCTTAAATGCTACAATGACAAGAAGGCTACGAATGAAAATGAAATAAATTCTACGTTTTTGCCGCAAATGTTCCGTTAAAAGTGTAATAATTTATTAATCATGAGTCAGCCACCCAAGAAAAGTAAATCCGCGAAGCAATCAAAAGCTTCAGCTACTCCTCGGAAAGCCCCGAAAAAAGCGGCTAAAAAGATGACCAGTAGAGCTTCAGCGAAAGAAGACACTACCCCCTATATGGCGTATGAATCTACCGCCAATATTAACACGGGATATACTAGTACTCGCCGCAATAAAGCCGCTGTAATTAATCGCACAGATAAATACATCAACATTTCCAACGGTCTTGTACCTTTTAAATACTCTTACCAATACGGAAACAGCGGTACTAAAAGTTTGGATGTTAGGGATGCGGTAATTCTCTGCCAGAAAGCTTATTATAATTTTTCTCAGTTCAGGAATGTCATCGACTTAATGACGGAGTTCTCTTTAGGAAATATATACTTCCGAGGCGCTAGCAAGAAAGCTAGAACATTTTTTGAAGCTTTATTTAATAAATTAAATATTTGGGACTTTCAGGATCAATTTTTCAGGGAATACTACAGATCAGGAAATGTTTTTGTATACAGATTTGATGCTACATTGACCAATGAGGAACTATCTAAGATAACTCAAACATTTGGAAATACCCTATCTTTAGCTTTAGAAAGCGATAATAAAATCCCTAGTTCTTACATGCTAGTTAATCCTGCCGATATCAGGATGACGGGTACACTCGCCTTTAATAATCCAATATATTATAAGCTAGTAACTAATTATGAACTAGAGAGATTAAAAACTCGTAAAACTGAAGAAGATAAAGAGATGTTTGATTCACTGCCCAAAAATGTGCAGAAGCAGATTGATACATCTCGAAGTGCCGCCGTTCAAATCCCTCTGGATGTAGATAGGATTATGGCGGTTTTTTACAAAAAACAAGACTATGAACCCTTCGCAGTTCCTATGGGCTATCCCGTATTAGCGGATATAAGCTTTAAAGATGAACTTAAGAAAATGGACATGGCTATTGGTCGCTGTATGCAGCAAGCCATATTACTAGTGACTATGGGTACTGACCCCGAAAAAGGAGGTATTAATCAGCGGAACCTCCAAGCAATGCAAGAGCTTTTTCAAAACGAATCAGTAGGTAGGGTTCTCATCGCTGATTATACAACGAAAGCAGAATTTGTGGTTCCGAAGATAGCGGAGCTAATGGACCCCAAAAAATATGAAATTTTTGATAGAGACATTAATAATGGACTTAACAACATTTTAGTAGGTGGTGAGAAATTTTCTAATCAAGAGAGTAAAGTCAAGGTTTTCGTTTCGCGGCTAGAACAAGGTCGTCAAGCTTTCTTAAACAACTTTCTCATTCCCGAGATTAAAAGGATTTCTAAAAATTTAGGATTTAAAAATTATCCTATTCCTTACTTTGACGAAATGTCTCTCCAAGACAGCGTCTTGAAGGATAGAGTTTATTCTCGTTTGTTAGAGCTTGG